AATTGAAGATATTGAAATAATCAACGAATTGACCACATTTGTTGCAAAAAAACAATCATTTGAAGCAGATGATGGACACACAGACGATTTAGTAATGTGTTTAGTCATCTATAGTTGGATGACAAGACAAGATTATTTTAAAGAATTGATAGACGGAGACGTTCGAACTGGTATTTACGAGGAAGAACTGGAAAGAACGAACGAAGAAATGGCTCCATTTGGATTTATTGAATTAGGAAACGAAAAAGACGACGGCGAATGGGACGGGGAAGATAGGTGGTTTCAAGTCCCCTAAATATCATTTTGTCTAAATAATAGTGACTATATTTAGGAGAGATCTGAATGGCAAGACCAAATGTTACAGTCATAATCAACGACCAAAGTTTTGTAATTCCCGGCACCGAGTCGGGGGGTGCTTTCCGAGCCGGATTTATTAGTGAAAATGGCCTCATCTCAAATCTTGGTCTGACATCAGAAAGAAGTAACGGAATTATGACAATATCCAACCTTCGTGATTGGTTTGGAAAGTTGTCATCACAAGACCCAATTGCCAGTGGTATGACTGCTGATGGAGTATGGCATCATAGTAATGTTCCGGGAGGTAACGCCACCGGGGGAACTGGAATGGAACGATGGCCCCAGGGACCAACAGGATCGTGGGAAGGCGAATGGTGGACCGTTCATAATTACCTCCAATATGGTGGTGTTGCTATTGTTGGATCTACAGGTGATGAAGAAAATACAGTTTCTTCGACAGATTCCCTTTCCAATAAACAAGTCGGGCTTGATGGTGTGGTTTGTATGTCTAGTCAATCAATAGGATTGACTATGGGTGGGGCTAGTATTGGTACGAAATATTATACAAATACAACAGATATAACAAATGCTTCTGCGGTAGTAAATTTGCGAGAAGATTGTGTCGGTGTGTTCCCATATGAAACAGGGACCGCTGCGAACGATAGCGTTCCTGCGGAGCCAGCCGCTGATTCCGAGATTCCTAATAACGAATATGGAATTGCAATTTTTGGAGCAAAGAGATTTTTAGGCATAAGCAAAAATCCAGAATCTGATATTTTAGAAATGAACTGTGCTCCGGATGTCGGTGGATGTTTAGCAAGAACAGATAGACTTGCTGATCCTTGGATGTCTCCAGCAGGATTCAAACGTGGTGATATCTTAAATACAATCAGACTAGTCTATAATCCAACTGATGCCGAACAAGATACTCTTTTCGATGCAGACATTAATCCTGTGGTGGTTTATCCGGGTGAAGGTACTGTTCTCTTTGGAGATAAAACTCTAGCAGGTTCTACGTCATCTTTATCAAGAATTAACGTTTCTAGACTGTTCATATACCTAAAGAAAATTGTTGGATCTGCTGCTCGATCTCTTCTGTTCGAAATGAATGATGAAGGAACCAGATCATCGTTTGTTAATACGGTATCTCCGTTGCTGAATAGAATCAAGGCCCGAAGGGGAATCTATGATTATAAAGTTGTTTGTGATGAAAGTAACAACACTTCGGATATAATTGATTCCAATCAATTTGTTGCTGATGTGTTTATTAAACCGTCTAAATCAATTAACTTTATTAAAATAACATTCACAAACGTGAATACAGCAGTCGATTTAAATAGTTGACTTTAAAAGGAGAGAAACATGGTTGCTAGTTCAAATATAAGCACTTTTAGAAGTAATTTTAAAGGCGGATCCAGACCAAACCGTTTTGAAGTAAGTGGTAAAATTCCCACATCAACGCCTCAGGATATCGACAATAGCAATACTTTTCTGATTAAAGCATCAACTATGCCTCCATCAACAATTGGAATTATTCCTGTCCCATATAGGGGTAGAATATTGAAAGTTCCTGGAGATAGACTCTTCATAGAATGGGACATTGTTATTATTGACGATCCAGGAAATGGTGCAGAGGGTTCCGACCTAAGAAATAAATTCGTCGAATGGTCCCACTTAATTAACAAACATGCCGAGAACACCCTCAACAATCAAAATTATTATGCCGATTGGAGCATTTATCAATTAGAATCTGGTGCGGATAAAGCCCTGAAAAACCGGAAAATAACTTTGCATAATTGTTGGCCCGTAGAAATTTCAGGAATTGAATTTAATCATGACATCCCAAATACTTTAGTTCAATGGAATGTTCGTATGGCATACGATTTCTGGACAACAGATGCACCGAGTGGTCCCAGGCCCTGATATACATATAGTGGTAGTTAAAATTATGGAGTTTTTGATATATGCCGATAGAATTATTTGGGTTTAATTTTGGTCGTAAAAAGGAACAAGAGGCTTCGGATCCGAAATCTTTTGTTGCACCTGACAGTTATGATGGTGCATTCACCATAGACGCTGGTGGATTTTTTGGAACATATGTTGATTTTGCTGGTTCTATAAAAGACGAAAATCAATTAATAAACAGATATAGATCTCTGGCACTATATCCAGAATGTGATAGTGCCATTGAAGATATTATAAATGAAGCATTAGTTTCAGATGAAAGTAAAGATATTGTTGATATTAATCTCAATCATATTAAACTTTCTGATAATATCAAATCAAAAATAACAAACGAATTTGAAAATATCCTTCGTATTCTAAACTTTAAAAATAAAGGCCATGAACTTTTTAGACGATGGTATATCGATAGTAAATTATATTTTCATATAATAATAGATGATAATAATCCTCTAAGGGGGATATTAGAATTAAGACCCATCGATCCGACCAAAATTAAGAAAATTAGAAAAGTGGAAACCAAACAGGCCGCTGGTGCTAAAAATAATGTTCCGTTGGTAAATAATGTTGAAGAATTTTTTATCTATACAAACACCGACAAGGATTCCATTTATCAAACTACCAGTTCAGGAATTAAAATTCATACAGATTCTATCTTATATACCCATTCTGGTGTTGTGGATTCTGCATCAAAAAAGGTGGTCGGATATCTCCAAAAAGCACTGCGACCATTAAATATGCTTCGTCAAATTGAAGATGCTGTTGTGATTTATAGAATATCCAGAGCACCCGATAGACGAATTTTTTATATTGATGTTGGAAATCTTCCGAAGCATAAAGCAGAACAATATCTTAAAAGTATCATGAATAAATATCGAAATAAATTGATATATGATTCTGCTACAGGTGAAGTTCGAGATGACCGAAACCATCTCCATATGCTTGAAGATTATTGGCTTCCACGAAGAGAGGGTGGCAGAGGAACTGAAATTCAAACCCTGCCCGGTGGCGAAAATCTCGGTGAAATGGAGGATGTGGATTATCTTCTCAGAAAATTATATAAATCCCTAAACGTCCCGATATCTCGTTTAGAGTCTGAAAATGGTTTTAATATGGGAAGATCTGCTGAAATTACCCGAGATGAAGTTAAATTCTATAAGTTTATCGATAAACTACAAAAAAGATTTTCTACCTTTTTCATTGACATTTTAAGAATTCAACTCCTTTCTAAGGGCATTCTCACAGAAAACGATTGGATTACTGTTAAACAAGATATATCATTTACCTGGAATAAAGACAATTATTTCTCGGAAATGAAAGAAAACGAACTCGTAAGAGAACGTTTAGATATGTTAAATATTGTAAATGAATATATAGGTAAGTACTACTCTGTTGATTGGGTCCGAAAAAATGTTTTACAACAGGATCCAGATGAGATAGAGGAAATGGATAAACAAATCCAAAAGGAAAGAGATCTTGGGATCATTTCAGAACCGGAGGAAGAATTCTAAATGAATAAATCAACACATACCATGCTAGAAGCACTAGCCCATGACGAGATGGATAGTTTTGCAGAAACATTTGATATTGCTTTAAAAGAAAAGGCTTCTTTTTATCTGAATAATGTATCAAAAACAGTAGCAAAGAATCTCTTCTTTGAAGATAAAATTGATGAAGATTATGGACGAACTGGTATTAATACCGGTGTTTATAAGTTTAATGATGAAGATGATGCTCAAAAATTCTTCGAATCTGCTCTTAACACGGGCATCACCAAAAAAGATATGAATGTTCAAGGTTCGAGTGTTCATGTCGGTGATATCGCAGATGCAGATATGGAAGAAAGTCTATATGAACTAGCAAAACAAATGAATGCTACATTCACAGAAGAGAACAATTCTTTTGTATCAATTATCAATTCTGTGTTGTCTGAGGGGAACGATATTATAGTTTCTATTGGAGACGATTCTAGAGTTAAATTGACCCCAGGGATTGTCAACAACATCACAAATCTTCACGATAGCCTAAATTTCGAAAATCAAACAGTTTTGAGGAACATGATATTTGAATCAAAATATTCATTTGATAGAATTTCGAATTTTGCAAAAGAATACTCAAGGGGAATCTGATATGCCATCAACCAAAAACCTAATTGAAAATGTATTAGATGATAATATCATTGGTGCTAAACAAACAATAACGGATATTTTATATTCTAAAATGTCTGACATATTAGAACAAAAAGAAAAAGAATATATTCCTACTATGTTCGAGAAAAATAGCAACCCAATAGATGAAGCAAAGCGGGATTATAGTGAAAGAGAAACCATTTTTGGTATGACTAAAGATGAGTATATGAAACTTACGGATGAAATGAAGCGAAAAGTTAAAGAAAAATTCTACTTCGAAAAAGAACGAAAAATGAAGAAAAGGGAAAGAAGAACTCACAGTAAGAGAGTCTCCCAATGAAACTAATTACCGAAATGACTGAGGATGTTGAATTTCTGACTGAAAAGGCAGAAAATGGTGAAAAGAATTATTTTATCAATGGGATTTTTATGCAAGCAGAGCAAAAAAATAGAAACGGGAGGGTTTATCCTGGTTCTATTTTGATGAAAGAAGTCAAAAGATATAATTCAGAGTATGTATGTACAAGCAGAGCACTTGGGGAACTAAACCACCCGCAAGGCCCAACAGTTAATCTTGACCGCGTTTCACATATGATTAAAGAACTTAACGGCTCTGGAAACGATGTCGTCGGAAAAGCCAAGATTATGAACACTCCCATGGGGTTGATTGTTCAAAACCTCATGAATGAGGGTGCCAAACTTGGTGTATCTTCTAGGGGCATGGGTTCATTGAAAATGAACAATGAGGGAATCAACGAAGTCCAAAAGGATTTCATGCTTTCTGCGATTGATATTGTGGCAGATCCATCTGCTCCAGGGGCCTTCGTTGAGGGCATCATGGAGGGAAAAGAATGGATTTGGGATAATGGTATTTTAAAAGAAAAATCAATAGCAGAATATCATGCTCAAATTAAGAATACTAGCAGAAAAAGGCTAGAAGAAAAAACATTAAATTTGTTCAAGGACTTTTTATCAAAAGTTTAATTTTTATACATAAAATGAATTAAAGGAGTTTTTCCGTATGTCAGAGAAGAATCAAGAAGAAAACAGCAATGTCAAATCAATTGCCGATTATATTACTACCAAATATTCTAAGATGAATGAAGGTGGTCGAGATGCACAAGTTGAAATGGATGCCGATGGCAAATCGTCCTTCGATGCCGAAGGAAAAGGCCCAATGCTTCCAGATCCTGAAAATGCTGATGTTGTACGAAATCGCAAATCAATTGAACCCAAGGGTTCTGTTGTTTCCTCAGAAGAAGAGGGTGATCCTGATGAAGAAGAAACTCGAAATGAACATAAATTAGAAGTTCTCTTTAGTGGAGAAGAACTCAGTGAAGAATTTAAAGAAAAGGCTGAGACTATCTTCGAAACAGTTGTTTCTGAAAGAGTTTCTGCTATTGAAACTTCGCTAAATGAAAAATATGAAACAAAACTTCAAGAGGGAACAGAAGCAATTCTAAACGATCTCTCTGAAAAATTAGATGATTACCTCAATTACGTCGTTGAGCAATGGCTCAAGGAAAATGAATTAATAATTGAGCGTGGGATTCGTTCTGATGTCACTGAAAACTTTATCAATAATTTAAAGAATCTTTTTGAAGAAAGTTATATTGACGTTCCTGCTGAAAAATATGAACTGCTTGATGGTCTTTTTGAGCAGAATGAACTTCTCGAAAAGGAACTAAATAATCTTGTTCATAACAATAAGGAACTCGTTAATGAAATGAGTACCCTTAAGAAAATGGAAGTGTTTGCTGAAGTTTCAGATGGTTTAGCATCTACTGAAGTAGAACGTCTTGCATCTCTCACTGAAAGCATTTCAGAAGGAATTGATGCTGAAGAATTTAAAAGCAAATTAATCACAATTCGAGAAAGTTACTTTGATAGTAATGCTTCTACTGAAGTTACTAGCATTCAAGAACTTACCGAAGAAAGTACAGATCCAACAATCATAACTGAATCAACTAAACCATCGTTTAAGATGGATGGTTATGTCAGTACACTAAGTCGTATTTCAAAAGCCAACAAGGTATCATAAGGAGAAAAATATGAGTTTTTCAGATACAACCCCCTTCGATGCTTTGGTAGAAAAGTGGACACCCGTTCTTGACCACAACGAACTACCATCAATCGAAGATAATTATCGTAAGAAAGTAACTGCTGCTATTCTTGAAAATCAAGAGCAGGCTCTTCGTGAGCAGGCTCTTCATGAAACAGCCGCTTCAACCAACGTCATGGGTGGTAACTTCAGTGACCCCCAAGTCGGCAGTGCAGGCAACCTTGCTGGTTATGATCCAGTATTGATTAGTCTTGTTCGTCGTTCTATGCCAAATCTTATGGCATACGACATTGCCGGTGTTCAGCCTATGAGCGCACCAACTGGTCTTATCTTCGCCATGCGTGCAAGATATGATGGTCAGACTGGTAAAGAGGCTCTTTATCAGGAAGCATTTGCTAAGTTCTCTGGTGCAGGCAACACATCAGAAGGCGCTGCAACTGCTGAATCACAGGGCATCGATCCAACGGATTCTCCAGCACTTACTGGTTTCCGTGCAATGCTCACAGCAACCGGTGAAGGTCTTGGTGTTGATAGCGGTACACCGTTCAAGGAAATGGCATTTAGCATCGAGCGCGTAGCCGTACAGGCTAGAACCCGTGCTCTTAAGGCTGAATATACCACTGAACTCGCACAGGATCTCAAGGCTGTTCATGGTCTTGACGCCGAGACTGAACTTGCTAATATTCTTAGCACCGAAATTCTCGCTGAAATTAACCGTGAACTCCTTCGAACCATCTACACAAGTGCAGAATCGGGTGCCCAGCACAGTGATCTCGTCACTGGTGGTGGTACGTATGATCTTCTGCTTGATTCGGATGGTCGTTGGTCCGCAGAACGTTTCCGTGGTCTCATGTTCCAAATCGAACGTGAATGCAACGTAATCGCCAAGAAAACTCGTAGAGGTAAGGGTAACTTTGTTATCTGTTCTTCGGATGTTGCTTCTGCTCTAGCAATGGGTGGTTTCCTTAACATCTCTCCAGCACTTAACGTTAACCTGGACGTTGATGATACCGGTAACACCTTCGTCGGTGTTCTGAACGGTAAGACTCGGGTCTATGTTGATCCTTATGTCCCATCGGGTGCTGATTTTGTCTGTGTCGGATATCGTGGCTCTTCGCCATACGATGCAGGTATATTCTACTGCCCATATGTTCCGCTCCAGATGGTGCGTGCAGTTGGTGAAACTACATTCCAGCCAAAGATCGGGTTTAAGACTCGATATGGAATGGTCGCCAACCCATTCTCCAAGGGTTCAACTCCAATCTCTGGAGATGGTCTTGGTAACGCTGACAATGTTTACTACCGACTCTTCACAGTTGCTGGTCTACATGGTCACACTGGTGGCTTCTGGAACACTTGATTGTTCTAGAATGATCTAAGAAATAAAGGGGAGTCCTTCGGGACTCCCCTTTTTCTTTTGCATAAATAATATAAAGGAGAATGTATAAATGCCTAATTATGGATATACTGCTGGTGTTCCTGATTTAGATTATGTAAAAAATCCACGCCAACCAGATAATAATAACTATCTGGCCAATAATTATTTTAAATTTGAATTTACTCGATTGCCCACAGTAACATACTTTTGTCAACAAGTAAATTTACCAGGAATCGCATTTGATGTTGCAAGATTTCCAACAACTGCTGGCCTTCCCCATAAGACCCCAGCGGGGCAATATAACTACGACAATTTAAACGTATCGTTTATGGTTGATGAAAATATGAAAAATTGGATTGAAGTTTACGAATGGATTCAATCTATTGGCATTCTGAATGATATATCGGATACTATTCCTCATAACGATAAATTCTCAAATGCCGTCTTGACTGTAATGAGCAGTTCATATAAACCAAATTTAGAAATAACATTCTATGATGCATTCCCTGTTGCTTTAAGCGGTATTGAATTTAACTCAACACTTCCAGACACTATAGCAATCATTTCGACTGCTTCGTTCGCATTTAATTACTATACGGTAAAAACATTATAATTGAAAATCTTATTTTTCGTGGTATTATAAAAATAAGGATGTCGCTATGAACTTGAAAGATATTAAAAATATCGTCACTGAAGATTTAAAAATAGATGAATCTGAACTCGATTCAGAATCCCTAAAAACCCCACAATTACACAATAAATATCTTATAATTTACCTCGACGAAAAAATGATATTAGAAAAACTTCAATCGGATTTTAATGTCCTAAAGAAGAAGAAGTGGTTATATTATACAGGGAAAATATCCCAAGAAGAACTTGATAATCTGGGGTGGACTCCTTTTCAATTGACTGTTCTAAAAACTGATATTGATAAATTCATCGAATCTGATGACGACTATATTGAATTGTACCATAAAGTTGTTTTTCAAAAAGAAAAAGTTAAGTACGTAGAAAGCATTTTAAAGATAATAAACAATCGCCAATGGTATATCAGATCTGCCATAGATTGGATTAAATTTACTCAAGGTGTATAAATGACAGATATTGAAATAAAAACAATTGACAGTGTTTATTTGAAGATATTCTGTGAAAAGGATATAGCAAAAGAACTAAGTCAATTTTTTACCTTTAAGGTTCCCAATCACAAATACCACCCAGCATTCAGAAATAAAATGTGGGACGGCCAGATTAGATTATTCAATCTGCACAAAAAATCCTTATATGTTGGATTGATATCCTACCTATTAGACTTTGCAAGAGACCGAAATTACACAGTAAAATCCGACTTTAAAATACAAGAAAAACTAACACTAGAAAAAACAAAAGAATTTGTAGAGAATATATTAAAACCCACTGTAGATGGTAATTATATTAAACCGCATGATCATCAGATTGATGCAATCAACCACGCCATAAATCATGAAAGGTGTCTTCTTTTATCCGCTACTGGGTCTGGTAAAAGTCTTATCATATATGCTCTGGTGAGGTACTATCTGAGCATTCTACCAAATAATTCTAAAATTCTAATAATAGTCCCAACAACCAATCTAGTAAGCCAAATGTTCAGTGATTTTGCTGATTATTCGTCCAAGAGCGATTGGTCTGTGAAAAAGTACTGTTATAAGATATTCCAAGGAGCGGATAAGAACACAAACAAGAGAGTCGTAATATCGACGTGGCAGAGCCTCTACAATCAGCCAGGAGAGTACTTTTCCCAATATAATGTAGTATTAGGGGATGAAGCCCATTTATACAAAGCAAAGTCCTTAACGGGGATTATGGAGCATCTCAGGGCCTGTCCTTATAGAGTAGGCACAACAGGAACACTTGATAATTCTAAGACACATAAACTAGTGACTGAGGGTCTTTTTGGTCGTGTTTATAACGTGGCTTCTGCTAAAGACCTCATCAATAAGAATATTCTTTCCAACCTTCGTATTGAATGTATTACCCTACAATACAACCATGATGAT